CGATTAGCTTGATCTGGATAAAGTAAACCAGTACCTGAGAGGGTACGTCCGTCACCTGAAAGATCAGAACCTGATGTTCCGAGATTTGTTGTATCTATTACTTTTTGTAGAAGTTCATTACTCATTTATTTATTTCACCACCTTATTTTTTTTAGATTATTTAGTTAAGCTATTAACACCGAGGAAGTGTCCTTGCCATATACTTTTTTGTATTTTTGTTTCCTCCATTGACCCGTTTAGATCACTGGACTTCTTAACTGCGGTTGCAGACTCAAACCCCTTAAGGGCATGGTCTACGTACTCTATCTTTCCGTACATATCTGCAATCGTCTTTTTCATTTCCTCATCTTTTTCAGCCATTTTAGCCTTGACATCGTCAATAGCTTTTGACATTTCCGCTCTGGTTTCCTCTACCATACGATAAACGTCTTGGACTGTTGCAGCATGAGTCGCATAATTCTTTTCTAAAGAATCATTCAGGAGGGTCTTAAGGTCGGTTACCATTTTTGTGAAATCAAGTGTATCCTCAACCTCTGAAATAGCAACAGCCTTTTCGATTGTTTCTCCTGTATCAACTGCTGTTTCATCAACAGCAACTGCTGTTTCTTCAACAACTGGAGTTTCAACTTCAGTAACTTCTGGAGCTACTTCTGTGTTTGTTTCTTCTGTCATTTCATTACCTCCTTCATTTTTCTTAATCGCACTAGTAACATCTATAGGCGAAACCTTTTTTGCTTTGTTTTGATCTGGATAAAGATTAATTGTAGATGTGCTGTCAATCACATTTCCAGGTGCTGCTGATTCTGTTGCAGCATGATCTGGGCCTGGAGCATCATCTTTCTTAAAATATGAATCAATAACTTTATCAACAGCTTCAAACTTTTCTACATCTGATTGTTCTACCCAACCAATATTTGTCATTGATGTTCCACAAACAACACAATCTTTTTCAACTGCAGTTGTTGTTGATGCTACTTCATCAGTGTTACACCAAAATACATTTTCTAAAATTGTTGAATTTGCCATCTTTTGAATAGAGAAAAAATTAGCAAGTGGATTTGCTGGAGAATCTACTAGTGATAGTTCATGAAGATCATAGTTATGAATAACTCTTCTTTCTTCTGCATCCCCATCAGCTTTTTCCATTTTTGCATCTACGATGTTACCACCAATAGAAAAGCCTGAGTAAGTTCCATCAAGAACTTTTTCCCAAGCATCCTGTGCACCCTTTGAAATATATGCTGTTACATAAACACCGCTGTATTTTTTACCAGTACCCTTATCAAAGAAAGAGTCTTCCTTAAAATCAATCATCTTGCCTACGGCAGATGGTCCGTGCATTTCACGAATGTTTCCTCTAAAATTTTCAAATGCTTTTTTGCTTGCTTCAGCAGTAACTATATCTCCATGACGATCAACGTTATCTAATGACGCAAATCCAGAGACAGTTCTTTTTTCCTTGTTTACTTTCGCAATAGGAAAGGACAAGGACATTGATGATTCGCTATTTTGCCAATACGTTTTTTGTAGTTCCATATGTAAATAAATAATATCACTAATTATACACAACGCATAATTATCAGTTAATATTATCCCTGTTTTCTACCCTCACCTTGAGCATTTCTGGCACTATTTGTTTTATCTGTAGCATTAACTTTTCTTTCTTGATCTCTGCTTCTAGTACCTTTTTCTTGCATCTTCATCTCTGCCCCGTCTTTTGCATTAAGGTCCAAAGGTTCGTCTCCTCCAGCAATTGGGGCAAGACCCATTCTCTGACGGACTTCATTTGGAAGGATAACCTTATCAACCAAATAAGCACTATCAATTCTTGACTGTGTTTCTTCGTCTGTGAGTGCCAATTCATTGAATCTGAGCGTAAATGCGTCTGTAAATTCTTTAATAATTAAGTTAAGCTTATGCTCTAGTTCTTCTTGCATAGGACGACAAACCTGCTCTTTAAATGTCTTATCTGCATCTTTGGCGTTTGCTAACGATACATCTGCAGGCATACCAATCTTTGAAATAGGGACTCTATGTGCGATAAGAATACGATCTCTGTTTTCTACTGAATACTGATGGAATGAAGAATCTTGAATTCCCGCCTCAACTGGGTCCATCTTAAATTCAACACGACCATTTTCTCCGTCTGATGGTAGTGGAATATAAAGGGTTCTATGGTTTCTGCCCTTAAGTCCAGTCTGGAAAAATTCAAGAAGTTTACGCTCTGAGTCAGCAGTTAATTTTGCACCCTTTACCGTAATAATATATCTTGGAACAGCCTTATTCTCAAAGTAATCAAGATTGAATCTCTGTGCAAATTCGTCTCCAGCGACTGCATTCTTTGCAGATAAAATATCTGGTATACCGTAGTATGTGTTTGATGGAGTAAATTTTTTAAAATGAATAACTTCATTTGGCTGTGGATCTGTACCAATTTGATCTGGAGTTTCTGTGTCTCCAAAGTTTCTAAAGAATGTATAGCGATTATATACAACCTGCACAAAACCGTCTCTGTGACGTCGTATACGCATTGTTGTTACTGGAATGTGACCTAAGTATCCGATCTTTCCAGTAGCCGTTCTACCGACTTCTAGATAAGCATTACCAGTGGCTTCTAGGTCTGTGTAAACCTTCTTCATATTTTCTAAAAATGAATCGTCTGAATTAAGAGACTCAAGATAATCTCTCATTTCAACTTTTGCTGCTTCAATTTTTGTACGAAGTTTATCTAACTTTTTAGGATCATCAATTACGTCTTGAACTTTTTGAGTTACTTTAAATGTTTCTTCAAACTTATAGCCTAAGCCAACTACGTTGGCAACCTTAGCATTTACTGCTGAGTGATGATATGGAGATACATCATATAGTTGTGCTAAGTAAAGCATATTGTATGGAGGCTGTACTATTTGAAATAGTGAATATCCAGTAAGGTCTAGTGGATCAAGTTTTTTAGACTTTGCATCCCCCTGTCCCGTGAATGCTTTTTCTAGTCTCGTTGCTTTTTTACGAAAGTTTTCACCTAAACCCTCTGATTTACGAATTTCATCCCATGACTTTGAGAATGGATCTTCAAATGCATCTGAGGAAGCATTTCCAATACCTAGATCAGAATTAGATGTAATTTGAATTACATTTGATTCGTCTTCATCATTTATAATGCTTACCTTGTGATCCATTATGCTAATCCCATCTCTCTTACTTCTTTAATATATTCCATCATTGCTGGCATGTCTTGTGAGTCTGGAACCATTCCCATTTCAGCCCGTGCTTTTTGTTCAGCCAGTTCTTCATCAGTAACATGTCTATGTCCCGAGAAAAATATTGGCTTACCCTCATTTAGCCCATAATGCTTTGCAGCATCTTTAAGTTTTTTAATTTGATTTATATCTCCACGCATGGACGGGATTGAAAGGTATCCACCTTCATCATCCATAACTAAAGACTCATCTGGCATCTGCCACAGATAAAGTCCCCAATTAACCTCTTCAACAGGTGTTATTTTCATTTTTCCCATACAGACATAATACCATTTTATACGCTGAAAGCACAAAAAACGTACATTGTTAGGACATTATTTATAAAATAAAGGGTTTATGAGAACAAAATATCAAATTAACTTGATACTGTTCCGTCAGACCATCTTATTAAATATTCTGGTTTATCTGGAAATGCAAGTTTTATTGCTTCAAAAGCAGCATTTTTTCTTCCTGAGTACTTGCTTCTCTGGCTAAATTTATTGCTGATATTTGCTCTGATGTATGTGGCGTATATGTCATTTTTAATCCCAACTAAAGGTAGTTCCTGGAAATTCTGAAAGTATATTAAAATCAATATAAAAACCTTGAGCCTGTATCTGCAATAAGTAAATAATCTGCATCTTTTGCAGAATTATACCAACGCTCAACAAATTGCTCTTCATTTAGAGCTACTGTATATACTGCTATTTTCATTATCTTCATATCGATTTAAATAGTACGTTTATTATAAATTATTAAAGCATTACCCTAGCAATAGTTTTGCTTCATCTGAAGTAATGTTTAAACGTGCAAGCAAAGCATCACGTTCTGCTTGTCTTGCAGAGTTATCAACTTGTTGTGTAGTAAATGCTGCTTGTCTTTCTTGATATGCTTCAAATTCAACATCATTCATTTCACGATCTACCGTCTCATTTGTCTGTACACTATGAACTCTTACGATTGGTCTTGTCATTTATTACCTCTTTCACTTAATAATTTCATTATTTTAAACTTCCATAAACGTATACTGTTCCACCATCAAATGTTGAAGAAGAAGCAATGGTAATTCCAGTAATTGGCTGTGTATGCAGGTAAACTCCTTGACCGTTGCTGAACCATGCTCCAGCATCATTTGACTCACCGCTATAAATATATTCGCCTGACTGCCAAGAAAAATATTTACCTCCGTTTGAAGATACTCCATCAATCATTAAAGAGGCACTAATATTTCCTTCTGGAGTTGCTGCTGAGGCAACATAGATATCCTGATTATTACCTGGAGAACTTAAAGCTCCACCAATATTTTGATATGACCATGTTGAAGAATTTCTAAACTCGGTTCTTGACCATATATTATAACTATAGGGTTCTGCTCTAAAAGCAAAAGAACCAGCGGTCGATGTAGATGCAAATCCAACTCCAATATAAACACTTGAGTATGCTTCAAGGCCTGTTATAGTAACCTCTGATGAACCACTTAAAGATGTTGTACTAATCAATGAATATGATTTTGGGCCAGCTTTTCCATCCAATTGTGCTTGAATATTTGAAGAAGATAAGGCAAGGTTTGATAATTCATATGAATATAGCTGTGTTACTGAACCATATTCAAGGTCTTCCCCGCCCACGTTCGATTGTCCATTAGTAAAAGCATCAGTACCCCATAGTCCAACAGGCATGGATCCATATTCTTCATAAACTTTATATATATAA